AAAACGAGACAAGAGGATAAAAAATGGAAAATCAACAAAGAGAAAACGCTCCAATGCACCAATATCTAACAACAATGGAAAAATATAACAAAGAACTTCCATTTTATGCAGATGATATTTATACTTTAGAAGATGCAGAAGAACTTCGTGCAATTTTTGATCACGGAAAATCTCTTGAGCCAGTATTTTATAGACCAAATGAGCAGCATGAAGAAGATCCAACTCCTGCAGGAAGATTTAGACCAAAAAATATTACTCATATGTCTAGACAACTTATTGAATTTATAATGCCAAAACATATTGAAGAAAAAGTTGATAATGTTGTTAAGCCACTCTATAATGGAGACATTGCTCTTTGCCACTATAATTATATTGAATACAACTTAGATTTTTCTGAGGGCAAAAATAACCCAATGCTACCGCCACACATTGACGCAGATGAAAACCTCATTACAGTAAACACCAATTTTGGTTCCAACATTGTGTGGGACCTAATCATTGATGGCAAAACATACTCACTTGCTCCTGGACAAACAATTATTTTTTCTGCTGTAAATCAGATTCACTGGAGACCACAAAGAAATTGGAAAGAAGGAGAGTTTCTGGAAATTTTAAGTCTTGACTATTGCCCAACCAGCAACTACAGATTTACTGGACTAACTAATCCAATTGATCCAGTTAAAAATGGTGAAGCAAGGGCAAACTACTCAAAGACATTAAATGAACGAGAAGATTTTAAAAAAGCATGGCAACAGTATAATGAAGACGCAATTCGTGATAATGTTGTCCCTCCAACAACTGGTTACTAGGAGTACAGCGTGTCAGAAAATACAACCACTATTAGTATGATTAATGGTCTGTCTGAAATTGCAGACTACATGGAAGATGAAGAACTTACTACTGCTCTTACATTTATTGCCAAGGTTATCTTAAAGCCAGATATTCCTTTAAATGTTGTAACAGTTGAGATAGTTAGACTTCAGGCAATTGCAGCAAAAATGGCCTTAAAGGCTACCTGGATGGCAAATGTAGATAAGTCTGATCGTGGAAAGAAGAACTTATACTACACCGCAGCCGAAGCAATTAACAATCTTGTTTCTGCATTAAAGTACACAACAAAGTAATTCTCTGCTATACTTAGATTAACAGAAACGAGAATAATAACAATGACAAAAAATTTATTGCACACGATTATGATAAAGCCAGAAGAGCAGCCAATCCATCCTATGGATGTTGCTGGGCTAATTCAAAAAATTCAAGAAGGATATACTATAAAAAGAGTTGATAAGCATACAACAAAGAAAACTTTTGCGCCATCAACTATTGCCTTTGGTCATGGAGAGTGCCCAAGGTATTGGTATCTGGCTTTTGATGGTCAAATGTTTGAAGATAATGCAGATGCCTACAGCGCAGCAAATATGACTGCTGGAAGTCTTTCTCATGCAAGAATTCAGGCAGCAATGATGAATTCTAAAATTGCAAAAATCTATAAAGATGATGAAGGCGAAGATACTACAGAGTTTAAGGTTAGATATGATGATCCTCCTATCTTTGGATATGGCGATGTGATGCTTGACTGGCAAGGAGAAGAACTCATTGGTGAAATTAAGACAATGATGAATGAAGGATTTGAGTATAGAAAAACAAAAAATAAGGCAAAGAGCGGTCACCTTATGCAGTTGTTAATTTATATGAAAATTTTTAAAAAGGCAAAGGGAGTATTGATTTATGAAAATAAAAACAATCATGAACTTCTTATTTTGCCTGTAGAAGTAAACGATCATTACCGTCGGTGGGTAGACCAGGCATTTGATTGGATGAGAGAGGTAAGAAAAAATTGGGAAAATCAAACTTTGCCAACAAAAAATTATCGATCTAATTCAAAAATTTGCAAGTCATGCCCAATTAAAAAGGCATGTGAGTCTGCAGGGACAGGGGTTGTAAAACTCAAATCCTTGGAGGTTCTTGGTGAAGAATTGCAAATGGTGTGATGTAAACTTTGAAACAAAAATATCTTATCAGATATATTGTTCTGCAGAATGTAGAAACTCTGCAACAAAAGAAAATATTGCACAAAGATACGTTTACACAAAGCGTAAAAAAAGAATTGGTAAGGTAAGACTTTGCTCAAACTGCCAAGTACAGTTGTCAATATATAATGACGACCCACTTTGCGGTTTTTGCATTGTCAGTCCAAAAGAAGTTAATCTTACACTAAAAGAAATAAAGGCAATGTTTGATGAAAAATAAATGGGGGTTTGAGGTTATGCCAAAGACAATATGTGCTATTGATGCTAGTACAAATAATTTTGCCTTTGCTTTGTTTGATACACAACAAAAAACATTGGGCGCTGTTGGAAAGATTAATTTTCAGGGTAAGGATACATACGAGAAGGTTATGGATGCTGGGCAAAAGGTACGAGCCTTTTTTGATTACTATGGTGGCTTTGAAGCAATTATAATTGAACATACTGTGTTTATGAATAGTCCAAAAACTGCTGCTGATCTTGCTTTAGTCCAGGGAGCAATCCTTGGATCGGCTGGTCAGGTTGGTACAAAAGTTATTGGCAAGGTTGCTCCCATTACTTGGCAGAATTTTATTGGTAATAAAAAAATAAGTAAAGAAGAAAAATTAATAATTAAAGCACAAAATCCAGGTAAGTCAGAATCATGGATTAAAACACACGAAAGAGAATTAAGAAAGCAAAGAACAATAAGATACATCAACACTATATATGATAGAACTATTACTGATAACGATGTAGCAGATGCTTGTGGAATTGGCCACTGGGCGTTATCAAACTGGAACAAGGCGATAGGGGTTGACAAATAACCTTATGACTGCTAAACTATATACAAGTGAACTATGGCTTAAGAAAAGATATCATATGGATAAGAAAACTCCAGAAGATATCGCTAAGGAGTGTGGAGTAAGCGTGGAAACTATTTATGTATACCTTGCTAAATTTGGATTAAGGAAGTCAAAGCGATGAAAAGAATTGAAAAGACTCTTATTGCACTTGCTGTAGCAGGTGCAGTTGGTTTTAGTTTTGCATTTGCTTTACTAAAAGGAATTCCAGAAACGTTTGATTGGGAACTTGATGAAGAGGAAAACTATGAGTGAAGAAACACAGTTTACTATTGGCCAGGTCTGTGATGAGATAAAGTCAATGCTTATTGCAAAAAACAAGTCTTATGGAGATTCAGCGCTTAACCCCGTTAGAATTTTTGCTACCTCTGACAATGTTGAACAACTACATGTTCGCATTGATGATAAACTTTCTAGGATTTCAAGAGGTGGATCCTTTATTGGTGACAACGATATTGATGACCTGATTGGCTATTTAATCTTGCTAAAAATTGCACGGGAGTTAAATAATGTCAACTGAAGATGACCTAGTTAAGCACCTTGATCAAGTCAATCTTGTTGTAGAAGAATACCTAAAAGGAAATGATCCTACAGTAATTTCAAAGCAGTTGGACATACCAAGAACAAAAGTTGTTACACTTATTAATGAGTGGAAAGTTATGGCATCTGCAAATGATGCTATCCGTGCTCGTGCTAAAGAAGCCTTGGCAGCAGCAGATACTCACTATAGTAAGTTAGTATCTCGTACATATGAGGTTATTGATGAGGCATCAATGACTAATAATCTTAGTGCAAAGACCGCAGCAATTAAACTTGTTATGGACATTGAGTCTAAGCGTATAGACATGCTACAAAAGGCTGGTCTTCTTGAGAATAAAGAGTTAGCAGAAGAAATGATGGAGATTGAGCGCCGTCAAGAAGTTCTTGTTTCAATATTAAAAGATATTGCTTCTGAGTATCCACAGGTTCGTGATGAGATTATGCGTAGACTATCTTCATTTGCAAAAGACAATGAGGTGATTACAGTTGTCCACGATGTTCAATGAGTTTCTTGAGGTACTAAAGGATAATCATTTTGAAGAGATGCCAGTAGATGCTAAGACATTTGTTGAGGGCGAGGCGTATCTTGGACAACCTGGACTTTCTGATATTCAATACGACATTGTCGAGGCCATGAGCCAGATATATCGTAAAGAAGATCTTATGGAGATTATGGGCGAAGAAGAAGGAGCAAGATACTTTGATAAGTACACAAAAAATGAAATCATCCTGCAACTCGGCAAGGGATCTGGAAAAGACTTTACATCAACCGTAGCATGCTCATATATCGTATACAAACTTCTATGCCTTAAAGACCCAGCAAAGTACTTTGGTAAGCCATCTGGCGATGCTATTGACCTTATCAATGTGGCTATTAACGCACAGCAAGCAAAGAATGTTTTCTTTAAAGGTTTTAAAAGTAAGATTGAGAAGTCCCCTTGGTTTGCTGGAAAGTATTATGCTAAAGCAGACTCAGTTGAGTTTAATAAATCTATTACTGTTTATTCTGGTCACTCAGAAAGAGAATCTCATGAAGGTTTAAACCTTTTACTTGCAGTGCTTGACGAGATTTCTGGTTTTGCATCTGAAGTGGGAACAGGTAATGAACAAGGAAAGACTGCTGAGAATATTTATAAGGCTTTCCGTGGATCAGTAGACTCTCGTTTCCCTGATCTTGGTAAGGTTGTTTTGCTTTCATTTCCAAGATATCCAGGTGACTTTATTTCAGAAAAGTATGATGACGTAATTCTTGAAAAAGAATTAATTGAAAGAACTCACAAGTTTGTTCTTAATCCAGATCTTCCAGATGATGACCCAAACAATTCTTTGGAAATTTCCTGGGATGAAGATCATATCATCTCATACAAATACCCAGGAGTGTTTGCACTAAAAAGACCTACATGGGAAGTAAACCCAACAAGACAAATTGATGATTTTAAGATTGCTTTTTATACCGACCTTGGAGATGCGATGATGCGTTTTGCATGTGTTCCAACATTTGCATCCGATGCATTCTTTAAACAGCATGAAAAAGTTAGAGCCTGCATGACATCAAGAAACCCAATAGATACATTCAAAAGGTTTGATGAATCATTTAAGCCAGATCCAACTAAGAAATATTATGTACATGCTGACCTTGCACAGAAACACGATAAATGTGCTGTTGCTATTGCTCATGTAGAAAAATGGGTAAACATACTAGTTATCAATAATTACGAACAGGTTGCTCCAATTGTCATAGTAGATGCCGTTGTTTGGTGGGAGCCAAAGGTGGAAGGCCCAGTAAATCTCTCAGAGGTAAAGCAGTGGATACAAAACCTCAGAAGGCTTGGGTTTGATATTGGAATGGTTTCATTTGACCGTTGGCAATCTTTTGATATTCAAAATGAGTTAAAGCAAGTAGGAATGAGAACTGATACTGTTTCTGTTGCTAAAAAACATTATGAGGATATGGCAATGCTTGTGTATGAGGAAAGATTAGTCATGCCAGCAATTGAACTTTTGTTCGATGAATTGACACAGTTAAAAATCATGAAAAATGATAGAGTTGACCACCCACGCAAAAAGTCAAAGGACTTGGCTGATGCTGTGTGTGGAGCAATATTTGGGGCAATATCACATACCCCAAAAGATAATAATGCAGAGATAGATATTCATACATTTAGGGATAGACCTAATCAGTTTGACACTCTACCTGAGAACGTGATACAATATAAGCCTAGCCAAATAGAAGATATAAAAGACTATTTGGACAGACTAAAAACACTATAAACAAGGAGAAATACCGAATGAATTCATTTAAGAAAATCGCCCTAGCCATGGTTGCAGCCATGACGATTGGCACAATCGTAGCAACGCCTGCAAACGCTGCTGTAATGACAGTCGCTGTATCGCTTGACACTGTAGCAAACACTACAGCATCAGCAATCGCAACGCCTGCATCACTACCAGTCCCTGCAGACAACTCAGTAGATGCTGCTGACGCACTAAAGTTTATTGCAACAGTTGATGTTGGAACAAGCGTTTCAGTCGTAGCAACAAATGCAACAATCGTGTCTGCACTACACACAACTGCTGCACCAGTAGGAGCAACATCAGGATCATC